GCCTGCCCGCCGTCATACTCCCCGCCGATGATGTGCTTGTGCCACGCGACGACCTGCTCGTCCCGGCGATACGTCATGCCTAGAAGCGTGCCGTCGCCGCGAACAGCCCAGATGACAGAATCAGGCTCCTGTTGATACGCGAACTGCGTGATGCCGCCCTCTGTAATATGCTCGGCCAAGATCGTCATGTCCGGAGCCTGATAGCCAGCCGTGTCAACCTCGCCGACGTAACGGAACTCCCGCACCTTGCGGTTGCCGCGCTGCAAGAACAGAGTCACATCCGCAACTTGAACTGGTTGCACGTTGGCCGTGCCGTAGTTCGAATATTTGCGGATCTGCGTCGTCGTGGGCGTAATCGGGCCGTCATTCGTCGTGGTCAGCACATACTCGCCGCCGCTGGTGCCGATCATCAGGATGCGTGTCGCCGAGAGAAAGCGGATCGCGTTCACTTGGCTCGCGGCAATCGTGTAGATCAGCGCGTCGTCCGCGCTGGTGCCAACAGTGAAGTTCAGATAGTCCGCGCTCTTCGAGAACCAGATCGTCTGCGGGTTGTTGTTGCTGGCCGCGAACACTAGCCGCTGCTCGAAGAACGTCACCACGCTGGGATAGTTGTTCGAGCTGCTCAAGCTAGGTGTCGGCGATCCCGTGATCGAGGCCGTCGCCAGCGTCCATGCGTTGTGGTCGGTGCGCGAGAGCGTGCGGATCTCGTAGCTGGGATGCACCAGATACATCACGTCCGCGCTTTGGGCGTAGTTGACTGTCGGCAGGTTCGCTGGCGTGTAGGGCGTCGAGATCTGGTAGATCTTATCGGCATCGCCGCCGCTCGTGAACGCCGTGAAATTGGTCGTGTCGATGGCATTGCCGAACAGATCCTCCAGCTCGAACGTGTTGGCGGAAACGTTAGCCACCTTGAAGTTGCGATTGTTCAGCTCGACCATGCCGCCGACACTGTCGATGTAGATCTCGTCGCCGTTGCTGAAGCCGTGGCTGTTCGAGGTCAACACGCCGGGGCTGGCCTGCGTGATCGCGGTGATCGTCTTCGGCGAGCCGGTCAGAACCTGCAAGCCGTTGCGATACACCCGCATGTACTGGTCGCCGAACTCCAGAATGTAGGTGTCGCTGGTCTTGAACTGGAACGGGATGAGCCGCGTGTAGTTGGCGCTGTTCTTCACCTCGCCGAGAAACTCAGTCCCCGGACGGCGCGTCACGCCGCCATGCGGGTGAACGACCATGTTGGTCAGATCCGACAGCCCCTCGCGGTATTTCTCAAGGTTAACCCGGCCTTCCAGCCGGGGCGAGATCTCACCAGCGGTGAACGAGGATAGGGCGGGTGCGGCGCGCGCCATCAGAACCTCGACTCAATGAAATCGCTCGCCTCCAGCCGAACGGTGGCACCCTCCGTTGCATCGAGGAAGCGAGCCTCCTTCAGCTTCTGCTCATAGAGCGATGCCGCGATCTGCACGACCGTCGTCGAGCCGGTGATCGCATAGGCAGCTTCCGCCGCAAGCCGCGCGGACAATACGTCAATCAGCCCCGCATCATACTCGTTGGGGTCGGTGATCCGGGCCACATACTTGATTTTCGCCGTCGCGCTGTTCGTGACCAGCTTGCGCCCCTCGATGACAAACGCAGGCAGACCGCCATCGCCGATCATGTTGTCCCAAGGATAGGACAGCGAGCCGTTGTCGAACTCAAGCACGCGCAGGCAGTAGGGGTCAACCGGCAGCGGGTACTGGTAGCTGTAGCCATAGGCAGGGGCCGACGTTTCCTGCGCCAGCTCCGCACGCCGGATCAGGCATTTCCACGGGTGGTTGCGAAACACCGCATCCCGCACGCCCTCGAACATCTGGTTCATCACGCGGCCAGCCTTCGAGTTCTCATCGAGGCTGACGATGTTGGAGGCACCGATGATGTTCAGCGCGCTGTTGACGATGTTCACATTGCTGCGTGCCATGATCGCCTCCGAGAGAGGATAGGGGCGGGTTTCCCCGCCCCCACCTTATCAGTTCACGACGTACTCGACGATGAAGGCGATATCGCCCGCAACCGCGGTCGGAGCCGTGGCGACGGTCATCGAGAGGTAGTACAGGCCCTTCGGATCTGCCGTGACACCACCATCCTGCCAGACGCGCTGGCCGGTCTTGTTGATGTCGCGCTGCTCGAACGCATACTCGGTAAAGGCGGTCGCCGCCTGTCCGAGCGTGATCGAGGTCGCGTAGCAGTCCGCATCAACCGCCACACCAGCCGTGGTGTGGAGGCCAACGTGCCACGTCAGCGTGGTTGCGCTGTCGAGGTCGTCGGACGCGAGCCGGATCGAGGTGATCGACGCATTGGTCGGGATCGGGGCGAGCATCACGATGTCGGATGCGTCCAGATCGCCGGTCGCCAGCGCGATGGTGCCTTGCGCGATACGCACGACACCGTGGAGCTGATGCGCCGAGTTCATCTCCTGCGGGGAAGCCTCGAAGTTCGAGACTAGGGTGCTGTTCTTCGTTCCCATATCTCTACTCCTTACTCATTGCAGAGGATTTCAACGACTTTGGCTTCTTCCATGCGGGTCGCGCCGATGCTCATGCAGTAGTAAACTTGCGTGGCATACGACTTGTCCGCACGCTCGTCGATGCGCGCAACCGGCTCCTTGCCGACAGCGAGCTTGAGGCCATCCATCGCCCAAGCAATCACACGACGGTCGTTGCTGCCGTCAACGGGCAGGCGGTTCGTCATAATGAACTTGAAGCCGACGTAGGTATCCAGCTCGCCCTTCACGAGAGCGCGCACCGTGTTGAAGTCCGCCGAGGTCACGTCGGTGTCGCCGAGAAGGTCAGAAACCTGCTTGGGCGAGCATGCGATGTAACGGGGAATCGACGGGTCAACGTCCTGCGAGTCAAGGATCTCCTTGGCCTCGATCAGCTTCGCGAGCGTCAGACCAGTTGCAGCAACGGCAATCTGGTTGGTCGAGGTCGCGAACGGGGTCGTGGTCGAGCCATCCTTGCCGGTCTTGGCCGAACCAAGGGCCGCCGAGATGATGACATCGTCCATCGCCCGGCCCATCGCAGCGGCAGCCGCACGGGCGTAGGTCGAGGTCGGATCGATCAGCATGCGAACTTTGTCCTGATCGTCGATCAGGTCCGCATACTCGTAGTCCGACAGCGTGACCATCCGGCGCGAGTGCGGCGTGTCGATAAGCGGAGTATCCGCATGACGCGACGTGCGCAGGACGGCAGCAGCCGACCCAACTTGATCGAAGAACGCTTTCTCGCCATTCACAGTCTCGACATCAACGGCATTGCGCAGCAGAGAACCCATCTGCTGAGAAAGCATCTGCACGTTGGCCGAGTACTGATTGACAAACGCGGTAGTGATTTGCGTTGACATTTCAGTCTCCTACAGAGTTTCAGGGTTACTCGCCTAGGTTATCCGGTGTCGGGCCGTGGCTGCGGCTTAGGGCCGCTACTCCACCTGACAGACAGGTTTGCCAATCGCAGGGGCACATTCGCTTATCCCGCCATTGGTGTCTTATACCCCCAAAGCCGCTGGACTTCATCAACAATCTTCGCATGCTCTGGATGGAACTTGTCCCAGTAAGGCGAGTTGCGAGCGGTCAGCTCGTTGATCTTCGCCGTCGCCTCTGCCGGGGTCATTATCGTCTCGGTCGTGGCACCCTCGATCTGATCCTCGCCGATCTGATCCGCCAGCTTCGCAAACATCTTCACGATCTCAGGATGATCGCCGAGCATGCGCCCGTCAGCCAGCTTGATCTCGTCGAAGATGTCCACGCCACCGAGCAGGACCGTCGCAGCCCTCTGCGCCCGATCCAGCTTCTGCTCAAACGCCATGCCGAACTCGGCACGCAGCGCCTGCTCTGCCTCAAACCGCGCACGCTCGGACGCCTCGCTGAACGCAGTCTGCCCCTGACGCGACATCTCGTCATAGAGCGCGACCATCGCCTGCGCCTGCTTGTTGCTCATACCAGCATCGAACGCCCGCTTGCGCAGAGCCTCGATGTGTTCTTTCTGCAACGCTTCGGCCTTGATGTCGTATTGATCCGGCGACGGCGGCGCGCCGAGCTTCTGATAGACCGCACGCCATTCGTCGTCCGTCGCATGCTTGCCGGGAAGCGGGATCTTCTCCGCGCCGATCATCCGCTGCGCATGCACATAGCTCTTCGCCAGCGAGGCAGCATCCGTGAAATTACGCAGCGATGGCTCGCCACGCAGATCTTCTGGCAGACTGTCGATGAAACCTACAGGTGCCGCAGCTTCCTGAGATCCCGTCTCTACCGGGGTTGTCTCGTCGCTCATCAGGATTTCCTAACCTGTTCGCGCTCCTCGGAGAGCATCCCGGCGATGAGAAGGAACGCATAACGCTGCCCTTCGAGGAACGCAGATTCATTTGGATCGCCGGGAACGTGGGTTGTCTGCTCGAAGCGCAGCCGCTTCCGCAGATCCTTCAAGACGCGCTCGCCATCTTCCGTGTTGAACGTGCGACGATACGCCAGCCGGAGAGCCTCGATCTCGTTCATCTAACCGCCTTCACAAGGGGAGCAATCTGCCCGCCAGCCTCTGCCAACTGCATCGCTTGCTGCATCTGAGCCTGCTGGGCCTGCGCTTCCGCCGCCTGCCGACGCAGATCCGCAACCTGCTCGTCACTGCGCAGAACCGTGGCCGGGATGCCCGTCGTCTCGGCGATATAGCGAACCAGCCCGTCAGCATCCAGATAGTCCGTGACCGGCGCGAACTGCGACACCTGAAGCATCAGCTCCATGCCGCGCATCACGGATTGCAGATCCGTCAGCTTCTGCGCCTTCGCCAGCGGCGACACATACTCGATGTCGATGTTCTGCCCCTGCAACTCCTCGGGGGCCGGTGGCAAAGCGCGCGCACGCAGCAACAGGTTGAACACCCGGTCGATCAGGGGCTGCAACAGCTCTGCCTGCAAACGCCCGAGAACCGGCCCCAACAGCCGCATCTTCTCCTCGTTCCGCTGCAAGACCTCCGTCGCCGTCATCGCAGGCCCAGTCGAGAGCAGGAGCTGGTCGACATAGAAAGCCTGCCGGATCGCGTTCCGACGCTGCTCCTCCATGTTCAGGCCCAACGCATTGTTCGCGCCGACGTTCAGCGGCTCCATCCGATCCCGCGTGCCAGCCCGGTAGAAGTTCAGCGAACCAGGCGTCGTCCTGATCGGCAGGATGAACCCGTCATCCGGCACCATCATGGGAGGATCGATCTGCTTCTGAGCAGCCCGGATCGTGACCTCCGACATCTTGTTGACCATCTTCACGTCAGGCAGCGCCGTCATTGCCGGTGATCTGCCGTACGTCGAGACGCTATCCTTCACGAAACGCGGCACCTGAAACGGGAACTCGTCGAACCCGCTTTCGCTGAGGAGCGCCTTCGTGGCCGCATGGTAGTAGATCGAGGCGAACGGCTTCTGACGCGCCAGCTTGCCCCTCGCACCCTCGCGCGGCATCACGACGTGGATGATCTCATGCTCCTTGAACGGGTCTTGCTGCGCGTCCTTCGAGATCGCCGTCGGCACATTCTCCTCGCCGAACCGCATGACCGCCGCCCGCGCCGTCATCTTGAACTTGCGAAACACCGTATCAACCCGGCCCTCGGCATCCTCCGAGATGCAGATCTCCGCGATGTGCCTGCATGAGAAACGCACGCCAACTACCGGATCTTCCTCGCAATACATCGCGCCCGTGCCGAACACGACGAGATCGTAGTAAAGCTCGTGGATCTCCTGCTGGAAGTTCGAGCGGTTGAACGCCTTGTAGAGCTGGTCCTGACAGGCCAGCAGCCACTCATTCGCCAGGTCATCACGCTGAAGCGCGCGGTCGCGGAACTGCAACGCAAACCACGGTGTCGAGGGGCTGGTCAGCATCCCGTGCAGCGAAGACGCCAGCAGCTCAACCGCATGGATCGCCGTGCCGTCGTAGATCAACTCCGTCCGCTTGTCGCCCTCGGTGCGCTTCTTCGTGATGTCCGCCTTCCGAGGCAGCATGTAATCCGCCAGCTCCTGCCAGTGGCTTTCCCAGTTCGACCGCTGCGACTGCAACGTGCGATAGCGGCGATCCAGCCGCGCGACGATCTCGGGAACCTGCATGCTACACCTTCCTCGTCATCATGCTCGCGGGCTTCATGCCAGCCATCGAACGCCCATGCGTGCGGCCCGCCATCTTCTGCATCATGCGCTCAAGCGGATCGACCGTCTGCATCACCTTCGCAGGCTGCACAGCAACCTTGCCCATGCGGCCCGCTTGATTCATGGGTTCGCGCTTCATGTCCTTCTCCGACCGCCGATCAGGCTGCGCGTCCGCGTCGTCTGCTCCTCGGTCGGAGCCAACAGCCCGCCGGGTGTCGTCAGGATCGTCGCGCGACGGCCCTTCAACAGCGCGTCAGCAGCTTCCTTCTCGGCCTCCGTCTGCGCGTCAATCGATGCACGCTCGGCCACCGCTCCTGCCGCCGTGCCAACATCCATCTGCGGCGTGCCGCGACGGCGCTCCAGATTGCTCCGCTCGAAAGCAGGGACCACAATTTCTTCAGCGGCCCGCGTCATGTCTGCTTGCGCCGTCTCAACCGCCGGGGGCTGCGTCACTGGCGCAGTCGGCGCAGGGGCTGTCGGCTCGGGAGCAGGCGGGGCGACAGGAGCGGGCGCGGGGCGGTCGTCCGACGATCGCATCATGGATTCATTAGCCGCACGAGAAGCCGCCGCCCTTTCCGGCAAGCGAGCATAGTAATCCGTCGTCCTTGCCTTCAGGCCGACATCCATCAGAAAATCATCAGCCGCCTTGCCGATCGGGCCAGCCTGCGTGGCGGGCTGCGTCACGCGCACATCACGCGCACGCTGCAATTCCCTCGGCGTTCTGTCTTCAGCACGCGAACCCGCGCTCGATCCACTCGCACTCGATCCCATCACACCCTCCTACGCCGCGAACGGATCGTAATCCATGATCGCCCGAACCTGCGGCACCTTATCACGCACGCCGCCTTCACGCAAACCCACAGCCAAATACCGAAACGCATCCGCCGCATGGCTGGACCAGTCATGCACGGGTGTAGCCCGGAAGCTACGGGTCCGCTCGT